CCTAGGGCGAGGCCCCACGTACCCTCAGCAGACCACATGAGGCGGCTTGCGCCGTCGTTCCACCCGAAGTATCCGCGACGGGTGGAGTCGTAGTGCATGAATTCAAGGTAGCCGGGGTTCGTCAGCGTACCCTGAATGAGATTGATGTAGCCCTTGTCCCCGGCATCCGGCTGGAGGTAGACGTTGCTGCGGCCGTAGAGGACACCAGCTACGATGGTGCTTCCGCCTAGCGGCTGAAGCTGGAGGTCGTAGGCCGTGGCCGTGCCATCGGCGCGGTGCGCCTGAATGAAGCCGTTGCCCGAGCCCAGTACGCCGGCCGTCAGCCCGTACTTCTGGTCGCCGCGGAAGCGTAGCGATAGGGCCGTGGCATTGTTGTGCAGACCCAGTGTCGGCAGGGCGGAGGACGTGGCAGTGCCATACAGCACGCCGATGTCGTCTCCATCGTGGTCGTGCTTCAGCAGTGCGAATCGGCGTTCAATCGTCATTGTTCATCCCTTGCTGGTGTTCACGTTACATGAACGTGTCGTGAACATGAACACTAGAAAGGGCTGGGGGCCCGTGAAGACCCCCAGCCAGAACGTCAGGCTGGATCAGCCGTCAGTGAATGTCGAAGGCACGACAACGGCGAAGATCGAGCTGCCACGGAGGAACTTGACTCCGTAGATCGTGTCAGCTGTGAACAGGTCGCCCAGGTACTCCTGCTTGTACTGCGACTGAGTGCGGACACCCAGCTGCTCGACGAGGAGGAGCGCGTCGCGCTGGAAGAACAGAACCAGGTCCTGGTCCACGCCGCTGCCCGCGTCTTCAACCTTCTTCAGGTTGTTCGTCACGAACACTTCGACGCCGTACACGTCGCCGATCAGGCCGTTGCGGATGGAGTTGGCACGGGCCACTTCACCGACGAATGCCTGCTGCGTGAACTTCGCGATGCCCAGCATGTCCGCCTTCACGACAGGCGGCACGACCAGGTAGCGACCCGCCATCGGGGCGTCCACGTCGTCGAGACGCTTGATGAGGCGGCGGATGCCCAGGTCCGAGAGGTCGGCAGCGTTACCGGCGTTAGCCGAAGCTGTCTTGTCCCAGGCTGTCTGACCGTCACCGATCAGGAAGTTGGTCATCGTGGACGTGCTGTCGATGTTGCCTGTTGTGGCGTCTTCGACGATTGTGTTGCCACCGTTGGCACCCTTGCACGCTTCGATGATGAGGTCGCGGTCGGTACGAACGGCGATGGCGTAGCCGGCGTCATCCGTGTAGAAGGCACGGAGGCTGCCCAGGGCCTGGACATCCACGATGTCTTCGATCAGGCGGCTGTATTCCTTGTGCTTGTCGATGGAAACCACGAGGCCGGCGTCAGTGCCATGCTGAATCAGCGTGACCTGTGCTTCGTTGGCCTTCGTGCTCGCGTTGCCGCGGGTAGGCGTAGGCAGGCGGATGGTGTCACCCTTCTTGCCCTTGTGGTTCAGCTTGCGGACCAGGTTCGCGAGAACCAGGTTCGACTTGTAAGACGCGATGACTTCATCGCTCCAGAGTTCTGGAACGAAGTTCTGAACTTCGTCAACGCGAATGTGGTCAGTACCCAGACCCATAGTAGTATCCTCAGTGGTGGTGGTGTTGGAGAGTTGTCAGGGGGAGCTGTCTACTTGACGCGCCCCTCGCTGTATGCACGCAGGATTTCAGCCTGGAAGGTGTCGTCGTAGTACACGTCCGGCTTCTGCATCTTGAGCAGGAGCAGGTCGGCACGGCGATACACCTTGCCTGCTACCTTCCCGCGCCCCGCGCCATCGCCCGAGGGCGCAGCACTGGATTCGAGAGAGGCGGCACGGGCAGCGGCCAGGCCGTCATTGACCGGAGGCTTTGGCGTCGGAGTCGGCACACTCGCACCAGCCTTCTGGCGCTCCTTGTACTCCGTCAGCAGTTCGTCGGCTGCGCCCAGGTCTCCCTGAGCAGCGGCCTGCCCAACGCGCTGGCGATACGGGCTCGACGCGACCCAGGCATGGAAGCCCTGGTCGGCCGAATACTGCTCGTAGTCGGGGTGGCGCTGAGTGAACGTCTGACGAGCCAGGCGCAGTTCCAGTTCCTGGAGGCGCTGTGCTGTCTCGTTCGTGCGGCTGGCCTCGCGTGCGGCGAGGAAGCGGTCGAGGGCTTCGGCGGGATTCTCCAGCAGGTCAGCGCCCTTCAGGTCCACGCGCGGTGGAGTCTGACTCTGGAGGTCGGTTTCACGCTTGAGGTCCAGGAGCCTGTCCGTCAGCTTGCGCTGCTGGCCAAGGTCATTGGCCATGCGCCCGTACTGGGATTCCAGGTTCGTGTACATCTCCACGATGTCCTCCAGCTTCTTGCCTCGCAGCTTCGGCGGCAGTCGGTCATCGACGGCCGGTGTCGGTGTTGCAGGCGTCTGGGCGGGCGTCGCAGCGGGCTGGACCACGGCTTCTGCCAGGTCCTTCTCCAGCTGGGCGATGTTTCCAGGGACTTCTTCGATCTCGACAATTCCTACCATGACTTGCTCCTTGCCATCCTCACTGGGATTGTGGCATTCAGGTTGATGAAGGTCTCAGTCCGCGCCAGCTGCATGGCCGTAGTCGCCATGCTCTGCGTACGCGCGGTCTTCGATTGCCTTGCGCTCGCGGTGCACCTTGTCGAAGTACCGGAGGGATTCCGGGCTGGGGTTCTCTGTGAGAGCCAGCGACAACTTGTCAATGCGTACCGGCGAGATTTGACGACGCGCGTTCGTCTGGCATCGTGGACATGGCGCCTCATAGACATGAGGGTAAACCAGTTCCTCGAACAGGCCGTGCGTCGGGCAGTCGAATTCGAACAGGATGAACTTACTCATTGTCCAGTTCGGCTTCGAGGAAGGACATCTGCGCAGCGTCTGCCGCCAGCTGCGCAAATTCGGCCTCAGTGGCGTTCCGCAGGTTCACGACCAGCGCGAACGCTGTGCGTGCTCCAACGGACACCCTGTTGGCGTCCCAAGTCTGTGCGAAGGCCGCTCGGTCGCGGTGTTCGTCAGCGTTCAGCTGCGCCCACTGCTCCACGATGGCCCAGCCCGGGTGGTTGAAAAGGGACTCCAGCTTGGAGTACCTTTCCTTCTGCGCGGGCGTCAGTGCATTCAGTTGATTCTGGTCCATTGCCTCTCCTCGCTGGACTACTTACTTGGCGGCGGGGGCCGCCTTGTCGGTCGCGATCTTGTGCTCCAGAGCCTTGGCCTGGAGGGCCAGTCGGCCCATGCTGATGCGGTTCTGCTCCTCGAACGAGGCCAGTTCTTCCTTGGCCAGCTCGATGCGCTTGACTTCCAGCAGCAGCTCGTCGTCGGCCACTTCGCCCTTGCGGGCTGTTGCAGCGGCTTCGGCCAGCAGCTTGCGAATCTCTGCAAGCGTCTTCTGGTTCTTCAGCAGCTCGCCCTGGGCCTGCGCCTTGACGGCTTCCAGCTGCATCTCCTGGAGTTCCTGCTGCTTCTTCAGCGTCTCAGGGTCAGGCGGCTGCATGGCCTTGTTGATGATCTTCATGATGTCTGCCTTGTTCGGCAGCGCAGTGTGCTCGATCACGCCCTGCACCAGGGCCAGGGAGACTTCGCCGTACTGCTCAGGGATCATGCCGATCAGCTGCGTCATCTGCATGGCTTCGACTTCGCGAGCCATGATGCCCATTGTGCTCTTGACGCGGAACTGGAAATCCTGCGGGTAGCGCACCGGGTCGAACTGCATGTAGCGCCACATCGCCTTCTGGATGATTGGCGTCACCAGGTTGCGGTCGACGTTGTGGATGCTGCGCTTCGCGCGCTTCACGAACGCGCCCATGAGCATGCTGTTCGCGCTCAGGCTGTTCGAGCCGCTTGCAGACTGGCTCTTGATCGCGCTGGCGGTGTCGAACGCGCCAGTGCCCATCTGCACCATGCGCTCCAGCTCGCTGGACTGGTTGAACGTGTTGCTGTTCAAGTCGCCAACAGAGATGGGCTGGAGCACTTCGCCGGGAGGCCCCTGCGTCAGCCAGACCTTGCCTGGCTTGATCTCCAGCTTGAAGCCGCGCGGTACGCGGCCGGCGTCCACGCCGAGCATTGGCGAGGAGATGAAGCCGAGGGCGTCGGCCCTCGCGCGCATTTCAGCATCCAGCGCCTTCTGCGGGTTGTAGCCCTTTTCCGAGACGCCGCGGCCCCAGAAGCGGCCTGGCACGCGCTCGAACTGGAACGCGATGACGCTGCGATCCTTCATGATGAACGGAATCGGGATGGCGCGCAGGAGCACGCTGCCATTCGCGATGGTCACGATGGCTTCGACCAGCGTACCGTAGCCGCGGTCTGGGTCCAGCGAGAAGTCAGCGGCCAGGATTTCATCAAGCGCCGTCTTGGCGCTGCCCACTTCGTTGAGCAGGGCCAGGGGCACCTTGCCGTGGTACTCGATCAGGTCCACTTCGTCGGAGTCGGTCGCCATCAGGTTGGACTGCGGGTCCGTGGCCTGGTCGACATCCTTGTTGTCCGTGCGACGCTGTGGGGCCAGCGTGGCCAGCGCGTCCTTTCGGTACGCGCCAGTCTCGATCTTCTCCAGGACCGAGTGCAGGGGCGTGCGCACGCGATGCGCGCAGCCCAGCATCTGCTGGATATTCTTGCCGGACGGGTCTGGGATAAACTCGTCCGGGCGGATGCTTTCGACGCTGACGAACACGCGCTCAGGCCCCTTGGCCTCCAGGCGGTTGAATTCGTCACGAACCGGCTTCTCGTCGCGGGCAACGGTCACGTTGACCTTCACGATGCCTGTCCCGAAGATGGCCGCATTCAGCACAGCCTCCGAGATAGCATCCTTCACGTTGACGTGATCGAAGTCTTCCAGGAGCTGGTCGCGCGCCAGGAGCGCGTCGATCTTTTCCTCGTCCTTGATGTCGTCCACGACATCGAACCAGCAGTCCTTCGCGAACAGCGCTTCCTCGATCTCGGAGACCGTCTGTTCGATGGCCTGTGCCAGGGCCGGCGCAATGAGGCGGGAACGCTCCGACAGGCGGTTGCGATCTTCCTCGCTCCACTTGCCGCGCCACATGCGCCAGTATTCGGCCCACACCCTGCTGTAGCCGCGGTCACGCGCCTGTTCCCAGTTCGTGACCTTGCCCAGGACCCAGGACGTGAGTGCGCCACCCGGCTGCGCCATGGAGGCGCTTGCCGTCGAGCCAGGGGCATCGACGAGAATCTGGTTGCCCGATGTCGGGGTTGTCGCCATGCGTTAGTATCCTGAATCCAAGTCGAGTGGTTCCCATTCTTCGGTGTCGGTGTCGGTCACGTAGTTGGCCGACGACATCTGGTCGACGTACGCCAAGGCGTCCGGGCCGTCATCGTGGGCGAGCGGGTCCGGGAAGTCGGCGCACTCGTCCAGGAACCAGCTGTTCCATTCACCTTCGAGCAACTTGATCTTGCCGCGCTCCGCGCGCCCCTGAAGGGCCCAGGCAATGCGGTCCTGCTTCTTCGTCAGCCCGTGCGACAGACCCTCTGGTGTGACGTAGCGCGAGAATTCGCGCATGTAGTCCTCCAGGTAGGGTCGCACAGCGTTGTCCAGCGCGCCCGACTCGATCCCGAGCCTGCACCCGCTGTAGCGGGAGATGGTGCGCACGATGCGCAGCGCCGTCTCGCGCGTGTCCCAATGCCCGTGCTGCATGTCCAGCACGTACCAGGTGTCCTCCACCACGAACGTGACGCAAATCACGCTCTCGTCGGTGCGCAGCACCTTCGTGCCTTCCTGCTTCTTGAAGCCGGCCAGGTCGACCGTCACGTAGACGTGCCCCTGCTCCAGGCGCGGGTAGCTCGTCACGATCTGGAACCATTCCGGCTTCAGGACCTTGGCACCGCCAGAGATGAAGCTGGCGTCGATTTCCTGGCGGATGATGCTCTGCGTCTTGTTCCCGCTGCGCATGCGGGCCAGCTCGCGCTCCTTCAGGAACGGATTGTCGTCCGACTTGAAGTGGAAGGCTTCCCAGTCGGCCCAGTCGGCCGTAGGGTGCTCCAGCGCTGCCATGAACAGCTTGTAAAAGTGGTTCTTGCCCTTGGGCGTACCGATGAAAAGCGCGCTGCCTTCCACGTCCATGAGCGCCGGGTCGATGATCTCATCCCAGGTCGACGCCTTCATGTCGGCGTACTCGTCGAGTACGGCGAACGAGAGCGCGATACCACGCAGGCTATCGGGGTTGTCCGCACCCTTGATGTAGATGCGACGGCCATTCACCAGTTCGAGCCAGCCGTCGTTGACGTTCTCGTTCCGGATGAAGCCGCCCTGGTTCGCGAAGCCGAGAATCTGTCGCAGCTTGGGCCACATGATTCGCTTGGCCTGGTCGAACGTGGGCGCGACGTAGTAGACGCCGTGCTCAGCCGTCAGGTGGTAGCCGGCCGCATTCGTCTCGCGCAGGGCTTCAACACCCAGCATGCAAGCCGCGAAATGCGACTTGCCGAAACGCCGGCCGGCTGCGCAAACCTTGAAGCGCGCCTTGCTGTTGTAGATGGCAGCCTGTCCGGGGTGCAGGCTTACGCGAAGCTCAGCCATGTTCCCCTCTCCTGGACAGGCTTAGTTCATGTGGTCGGTCGACTGCGCCTGCTTCCTGCTGCCGTACACGGCCGCTTCTTCCGCGGCCCGCAGTTCGGCATCACGCACTCGGGGCTTGATCTTCGGCGGCGTGGCGTAGTCCGCCACAGCCGCTACGGCGTCCTTGATCGCGCCCTTGAGCCCCGGAGACGCCGGGACCTTGCGGCCATAGGCGTTCTTGTCGCTCACGTCGAGCCCTTCGGACGCGATGTGCTCTGGTTGTCCGGCTTGCCGCTCTGGCCCATGAAGGCCGGTGGCTGGTGCAGGCGTGCCTTCACGCCGTCGCCGCCAACCAGGTTGCCGCCGCTTGGATCAGGCTTGCCGCTGTTCGGGGCCTGCTTGCTCAGTTCTGCACCTGTGCTCATGTCGCTACCTCTGTGAATTCGCCCTCGATGGGCGTGACTGCCGCTACGTCTGCCACGCGCCCAAAGGTCGCGTTCTCGATGACCACCTTGATGGTCGGAGCCTGACCAGATTCCTCGTCCGCGTCTCGCGCGTTCGGGAGAACCTTGTCCAGGATCATCTTTGCCGCTGAGACATCGCCGGAAATGGCCTGCGCCACCATCACGTCGATGATTCGCGTGACTTCATCGACCCGTACGTGCTCGCGAAGCGCTACTTCCAGGTCCTGGCGGAGCTGGACGATGCGATTCTTGCTGCCCTTCGGCCTTCCGGCCGGATTTCCGCTCACGCCGACCGGAAACTGGCCTGTTGGCGTGCGAGGAACGGGCAAAGGGGCCATGATGGCCTCATTTTCAGGCCGCTTGGCCTCAATCTTGGGCGTTGCCGCCTTCTTTCGGGCCATTTACCAGCGCCTCCCCAGGTAAGTCATGAAGCGGCGCACGTATTCGGCCAGAATCACGGGCCCGACAGCGCCAGGAATGAAGGTTTCGCCCGTCACCAGGGTGCCGATGGCCGAAAACGTCCTGGACACGCCCATGGACAGCTGCCTGGACACCGCCAGGGTGCCCGTCGCGGCCATGTTGGCGGCCACATTGAGCAGGCGACCTGCTACGACGGCCAGCGAGCCCGTGGCCGCGAAGCTGCGGCCGAGATAGACAAGACGCTGGCGAGAAAGAGCGCCAGTTGCCGAGAAGCTGACGCCCTTGGCAATCCACTTCTGCACGCTGAGCGTGCCTGTGGCCGTCATGTTTGCTGCAACGCCGCGCGTGAAGACTTCGAGCGCGGTCAGCGAGCCGGTCGCCGTGAAGTTGGCGGCCTGGTTGAACAGGCTGCCGCTCGGCGCCGGGTCGAGCGTGAGCTGCTTCCAGATGGACTCGTAGGCCGCGTACGCGCCCTTGGCCACTGGCAGGTCGCCCCACATGGTACCCAGCCGGTCTCCGAAGACCACGCGGGTCCCGAAGATGCCGGTGCCACCAGCTGGCGTCGTCCAGATGGTCCCGCGCGTGCCGCGCGAGGAGTTGGCCAGCTCGCGACGGTACTGCGTACCTACCGCCATGGCCCGTTACCCGTTCGAGAACTGGTACGAGAGCGGCGCGATGGTGCCCGACGACGTGCCGGATGGAGCGTTTCCGAGGATGAACAGCGCGCTGTCGTTGAAGATTTCAGGCAGGCCCAGGTCCGCCCAGTTGAGCGTAACCGGGACGTTGGCCGGGCAGTAGATGTCGACAATCGGGCGCAGGATGCGCAGATTGAACGTGCCCGCCGAGGCAACCGTGCCGACCACGGACGGCGAGCCGCCGTTGCCGATGCCCTGTAGGCCGCTGTCGCCGTTGGCCAGCGGGAGCTGGAAGCAGCGGCCAACCGCCATGGCGGCCGGGGCCGCAACCGTGCCGGTCGTGCGGCCGGTCGTGCCAGCCTGGTTCGTGTACGTCACGTTGATGTTCTGGACCCCGGTGCCGGCCGTGACCTGCTCAGCCCACAGCTCGATGCCGTTGTAGTCCGCTGCGCCGCCGTTGTAGGAGACGCGCGAGGCATACGACGGCGACACGGTAGCAGTCGACGTGTTGAACGTGTACGCGCCGGCGCACCACAGCGAGTCGAACAGGCGGATGGTCGACGTGACCGTGTTCAAGATCGTCAGGCGAGACAGGTGCGAGCGCAGCGTGCTCCACGGGATGTCCGGGTAGCCCGGAATCGCGTCCGTCGTCACGCGCCCGACCGTCAGAGCAGGCGGCGACGTTTCGCCGCCGGCCAGGACGCCCGACAGGGCTCCCGCCACAGCGAATGGCGAGAACCAGCCGCCGGCCACGGTCGTCAGGGTGGCAGTCTTGCTGCCCAGCCGGATGACCTTGTTCGCGGCGATCAGCCCGTCGAGTGTCGTAATCGCCATGCATCAACCCCAGGTCAGGGTAAATGTAAATTGGATCTGGTCGTTCAGCGCCAGGGCAATGCCCGTGAAGTCGGTCTTGAGCGGCATGCTGCCGCCCGAGGAGGCCGAGAACACGCCGGCATTCGTGATGGTCTTCGCGCCGTTCGCCGTCAGGGTCCACACAAAGCGGTTCTGGTTCGCAGCGGGCTGGGACTCTGTGACCGTCACGCGGGTTTCGGACGCTTCAGTGAACAGCGTCGTGTCGCCCTTGGCCGACGTACCAGCGCCGGTGCCCCAGGCACCGTACCAGTTGGCAGGCGCGGAGGCGCTGCCGTCGAAGTAGTCGGCCGCCAGCTGTTCGCCCACGCTCGTGAAGATGTCTGCCATTGGTTAGTTCCTGTTGAAGAATGCGGCCAGTCGCGCCTTGGCGCTCTTGAACCAGCCTGGGGCTCCCTCTCCAGGGTAGTAGCGAACGGCCTTGCCGTCGATCAGCTTGTAGTGCTCCTGGCCGCCGCCAGCGCGGTGCACGACGGCGGTTGCTGTCAGCTGCGCGCGCGCGCCCATGGCGCGGCTGTTGAACTGGCCTTCAGCGGCCACACTGCCGGCCTTTGGCGCGTAGACGCGCCCGCGGACGCCGGCCGGCGCGATGCGGCGCTCGCCGCGCTGCCACGCCTTCACGTCTTCCTTCGTCTCGCGAAGGCTGTCGATCATGCCCATACTGTCTCTCCTCAGTACATGCGGGCTACTGTGACCTGGCCGGTGCTTGCACCGATCTGGACAGCAGCGATGTGCGTTGCGCGCGTTCCGTCCACGTCGGTCTCAGGGACCTTGTAGACCGAGATGCCGGCCGGGAACACACGGCCGCCGGCGGCGAGCACGCCGGAATCGCCGAAGCGAATACGACAAACGCCCGTCGCAGCCACTTCGACCACGCGGGCGTTTGCAGGGAGAGCGGTCCTGGCGTCAGCGCCAATCGTGATCTCCACCACGCTGGACTCGTCGGGAGCAAGCGTCTGGATGGACGCGCCCTTCATGTCCTGCGGGAGATACGTCTGCTTCTCTGATGCCATGAGACCTCTTGTTGGAGCGGGTCGCGCGACTCGAACGCGCCTTGCTGGTTTGGAAGACCAGGCCCATCCCCGATGGACCCGCATGAAGTGGCTGTGGTCGCAGGGCTCGAACCTGCCGCCTGCGCATTAACAGTGCGCCACGCACGCCCGGTGCGCCTGACCACAATCGACTGGTACCCAACCGCGGTATCGCGCCGCGCCGTGCTGCTTTGTAGGAGCTGCCGCCGCCTTGCGGGTCGGGCAAAATTGGAGCGGACGAAGGGAATCGAACCCTCCCGTGCTTCGTTGGCAACGACGCTGGCCACCTTGGCCGCATCCGCATCTCCGGCTTTAATCGGCCCCCTTTGGAGCCACCCAGACCTTATCGCTGGGACGTTGCCGGCATCGTGTTTGGAGCCGCTGGCCTCGACTTGCACGGGCCATCGCCGCATTACAAGTGCGGCACATCGCTATCTATGCTTCAGCGGCATGTTGGCGGAAGGCTGTGCGCACGATGCACATACCCCGGAGGGTACGTCGCGCTTAGCAGGCGGACCCGCGCCCCGCGCGGTTAGCCTTCCTTCGTCTGGTACCGAGACTAGGAGTTGAACCTAGACCTGACGATTATCGGTCGTCTGCTCTGCCACCTGAGCTATCCCGGCATCGAATTGGTCCGCACGGATGGAATCGAACCACCTACTCCCTCGTTCCAAGCGAGGATGTCTGCCAATGACTTACGCACGGATGGCGCGACGCCATGTGCGCGTCGCATGACAGTTGGCACATACCAGGTCGCACTTCTCCAGCTCGCGGATCATGCCGGCCATGTGCCCGGATGCCTTCAGCGTGGAAAGGTCTGCCACCTTTGTGCCTCGAACGTGGTCGAGCTGCATCACGTAGTACGGATGCTTCACCCCGCAGTCAGCACAAGGCTTGGACTCCTTGTGCGCGCGCAGGAACTCGATGCACTTCAGCTTCTTGCGGCGCTGGTGCGCCGCCTGGGCCTCCCGCTGCTGAGCGGGGTCTGAGTACGGCATGGCCGCCCTCCTAGTTGGAAATGGCGGGCACTTTGACGGGTGCCCATTCCGCAGGGATATTACGCCACACCTGACCGGGCGCATGCTCTGCACGTTACGTGCGTAGACCCGGGTGAG